TTGTTTGACTGATACCGTCCCTGGTAGAAGAGGATATTTGCGCCCGACTTGGTAACTAAACTCAGCAGCAACGTCCATAGGCGTCCATTCATGTTCAGGTCTCCTTCCACGAGTCTTTGGGTCGTTCTTACGAATCTTTGGTTGAGGAGCGTCTTTAGGTTCTACAAGTCCAAACCCTGTGAGGTCATCCCCATCATCATATTTTTTCATAGGAACCTTTACTTCCTTGAGGAAACTTGTTTCCTCTAAATCTTTTAATTTATAACTATCTTGGCTAATATGGCTATTAGGTACTAATGGTCTATTAGCAGGATGGCTAAGGTAACTATTAGTCACCTTATCATGTGTTGTGTGGACATTAGCGTCCCCTACCGTGTGGACATTTGAGTCCCCATCCGTGTGGACATTAGCGTCCCCTATGTGGATGACATCGGTGCTTCGCAATCCACCGTTACGCTTAGTGGGAGTACGCCAAATAAGACCCTGGTCTTCAAGGGCTTTTAAGCCCCTTCTGACGGTCTTTACGTTCACGTTGCCAGTCAGTATTGCCAACTCGTCTGCTGGAGCCTTTACGGACCGTTTAAAGCCCGCTAAACGGCATATGGTGATGAAGAGTCGGAACTGGTAATCGGTAAGGTCGGCGTAAAACGCCCTAGACGGCACTCTCACGGGCGCAGCCTACTTCATGTCGTCAAATGGATTGAAGTCCCTTTTGTCCATATCTTCTTCGGATTCCATAAGGTGCTGGGCTACTGCCTGACCCAACGATTCCATCACAGTATTGGCTACAAAGGCTGCTAGTAGGTCAACGAACTTGCCCATGGTGCTAATCATTTCATCATGGAGTTCTTCTTCGTCCATCTCAAACCCAAAGTCTTCTTCGTCAAGAGTGGTTAACTCATCTGAAATATCCCACATGTCTATGGCTAGGTCTTCGACTGCATGAATGATGAAGTGGCTTTGAGGAGTGTCATCCCAAACCATTGCTAGTTCATCATCAGGTGTTAAGGCTCTTAAAATTTCTTTAACTGGGTTCTCGCATACGATTAAATCTTCTGCGTACTTTAAATACTGGTCGTATCCCTCTGCGGATACAAAGAAACATTTAAGAGTTACATTAGAAGTTTCTTTTGCGATTTTAATTACGCTTTCAAAAAACTTAGGGATTGGTTTAATCAACGGCATTAATAAAGTTAATTCATCACCTAAATAAGAATCAACTAATTCTTTTAATCCTTTTGAAACATCCTTATCTTTAAAGGAAAATAGTGCTATTTGCATTGTGCCCTCTTATATTCTTGGTAGTCGTTGGTATTGTATTTTTGATTGTTTGCTCATCAACTTTAATAAAGCCAATGATATAAATGTTGATGCTGGTGCATAAACAAGTGTTTCTTTAGTTAATTCAGGGATTAATAACCATAAACCTAAAACATTTAACGGTAAAGAAAACCAAGTATTTATAGTGCTGGAATCTAAAAGCCCAAATGAAATGACATCAATCATGCCAAGAGAATAAGCAACTGCAGTTCCAACTAAAACGATTGTTAAAAGTAAGTCAGTCATAGGCAAGAGCCTACACGGTTAAGTTGTCGTATACCAATCCTGCGTAGGTACGAACTCGCCACCAAGTGTTCATAGGTAGCCAATCAACAAGGGTTTGACCAAGTCGTTGTAGTTTAATATCTTTGTTATAGTACATATGGGTAACAGAATTGTCAGCAGTAGACTCCCAAATTGCTCCAAAAGATGATGGCAAAGACCCATCAAAATAGTCTGTTGCTACTGGAGTAAGTTCAAATTGAATACAATCAAGATAAAAATCTCCAGCATCCCCTGAAAACGAAACACTGTAGTAAGCAACATCAGGTTCGTTAACAGCGTCAATTAAATCTGTCACAGTTATACGTGCCCAATCTGCTTGGGCAGAAAAAGTAGTTGTTTCTTCATGGCCTGTAGAATTACCTAAAGAATCTTTTCCAATAAAAGTTACTGTTACTATTTCATCGGTCTTTATGTAAGCAGAGAATGTGTAATAGTTACCTGAAATAACTGGAATGTCATCTGTTGTGTATGACCATTCTCCAGTGGCTTCTATTAGTGCGCTAGTAGTTCCAGAGTAAACTTTGTCAGAAACAGTTGCATCTTGAGAAATGGTTGCTGAACCATCTAAAGTCCAAAAGTCTGTGGTGTTATCTTCAAATGAAGGATTTTTGATGTAGTTAACTTTGTTTGAATCTAAAAATATATCGACTGCACGTGCTTCATCATACGTTGCTGTTGCTCCAGTCTGCATGCACACTTGGTCAACAAAGTAAGTTCCTGATGCAGAGTAGTTAACTTTTAATACCGCATAATAAGCATTTTCTGGAGATGTAATTGTGTACGATTTTTGCTGCCAAGTATTATTAGCCCCTATAGTTGTAGATGTATCTGTAGAAATACTTGTTCCTTGATGGTCATACCATTGTACGGCTAAGGTAATGTTTCCAGCACTTGTAGGAGACTTTACTTGAGCAGAGTATGTGTACTCAGTATCACCCTTTACTGGAACTCCAAGGGTAATTGGGCTAGAACTTCCAAGTGACATTGTTCCAGAACCAGTAGCAACAATCTGACAAGAATAAACTGTATCAATAACATTGTCACCAGATTCTGGTACTTGAACATCTGTTGATGAAAGCGTTGCATTAGTTGCTGTCCAATTTCCAATTGAGTTATAAAACGTAGAGTCTTGAGGACTAAGCAAAAGATTTTCAGAAACAGTTATTGTAGGAGCAAATCCTGTAACAGATTCTACATAAGTACCTAATCCTAATGAAGTTCCTTTTCTACCGTACATATAAACTGCTTCACGAATTAACTTCTTTTGATTTCTTGTAGGAAGGTTTGGTTCATAAGTTAATCCAAAATGTGTAGTTTCAGATTCAACTATGGATGCTGGTGTTTCAAACCTTGAATGAGAAGGTCTTAAAACATCTATGTAAGTTAAAAACTCTTCAAGAGTAAAAGAAAATCCATCAATAAAAGCATACAAAGCAGAATTTGTATCTACTTCTGCAAAAGGACTTTGTTCTTTACTTGTAAAAACTCTTGGCAAAACATTAATGAATTTTGTTTGAGTATCATGGTTACCTGGTACAACATCACTGATTTGACCAGCCTTTACCCAAACTTTTCCGCTAGTAAATAAAAACATTGTGTAGTAAATAGTTTTACCAGAAGTCATAGAAATACTTAATGGGTTGTCTACTCCATCAGTAAATGAAGAACGAGATACTTCACCTTCTGTAGCATATTCTTCCCAAACAATAACACCATCTTCTGCATGTTCAGAAAACCCATTTTGATTTCTTACTAAACGAATCCTAGAAAAATTTCCAGTAGGAGATTGCCAAGAAATAAAAGCGGTTGTAAAAGAAAGAACAGTAAGAGACATTGGCTCAACTGAGTAAGCCAACTTAGGAGTTGCGCCGTAATAAGACGAACCGTAATAGGAGGAACCGTATCTAGCCACGGATTAATCCTAACAACCAGCAAGCAAAAATTGGCTTATAGCATCTGCGGGAGTTGTAACTTCTGACCAGGTTGCACTGCTTCCATCAGTAGTTAAATATTTACCACTGTTGCCTGATTGAGATGGAAGAGAATCAATTGTTCCCCATTCAACTGCGTAGTTTGAGCCAGAAGATTTAACAAGAGCCTGTCCAGTAGAACCACCTGAAGGAAGAATACGACCATACGCATCGCCAAGTCCATATTCAATATTTGCAATACGGTCTTTTAAAGTATCCCAAGAAGTAGTGACTTGGTCAAAAGAACCAACCCAACCTGAGCCAGTCTTTATTGATGTACCAAGAGTTGCTTCTAAAGAATTTACTTCATCTTGAAGACTATTAACGTGTTCGGCAAGGACAATATCAGTGAAGTCTACCTTGGTGGTAAATGTCTTCACCGATGCTGGATACGATGCTGCCACGTGCTATCCTCTCAAACCTATAAAGGTTATTTTCTCGTCTTTGCCCTCGTTTTGGGTGGTGAACTACTAGGCTATTTGGTTCAT